TGCGGGAATATTCTTTGCCTTTGTTCCTGAAATTGACGGGCAAGAAATACCTGCACCTGGCACACTCACTCTTCTTGGTCTTTCGATCATTGGCAACAGATCTAGAAGGCGTAGATAAGTTGTATAAATAGATGGCATGGCAAGATATGTCGATCTAGATTTAGACTTTGAAAAAAACCCCTTCACGCTTGACGTTAACACTAAAACAGATGTTGATGCTGTAAAACGATCTATTCGTAACCTGATTATGCCAGGTAGATACGAAAGACTTTTTCAGCCAAATCTAAGTGCTGGTGTTTCAGGTCTTTTGTTTGAACACATCACACCTGGTTCAAAACACACAATCGAAAGACTGATTCAACAAACTATTGAAAATAATGAGCCAAGAGCAAGACTTCGTAACATAGTTGTCGAAGAAGAAACTGGAAGCAATGAACTTCGAGTTGCAATTGATTTTACAGTTTTGAATGTATCTCAGCCAGCGACACTTGAATTCACACTTAGAAGGTTACGATAATGGCAACAAACGATCTAAAAGTAGACGCTCTTGATTTTGATACAATCAAAAGCAATCTAAAGTCATTTCTACAATCCCAAGACACATTCAAAGACTACGACTTTGACGGCTCTGGTCTTTCTGTTCTTCTTGATGTGCTTGCATACAATACTCACTATCAAGGTTTCTATGCACAACAACTCGCCAATGAAGCGTTTATTGATACTGCTGTAACAAAGAGTGCTGTTGTTGCAAATGCTAAAACTCTAGGCTACACGCCAACTTCGATCACTGCACCCACGGCAGTTGTTGATGTTGAGTTTGCTACTCAGCCAACAAGTGACACAATTGCTTTTGGTACAAAGTTTACAACAACGATCAATGGATCTACATACACATTCATTGCCGACAAGGATTACTCAATTGTTTTTGATACTGTCTTGTCGAAGTATGTGGCTAAAAATGTGAACATCAAAGAAGGTTCACTCAACTTCTTCACATATGTTGCAGACCTAAACAGCGAAAATCAAAAGTTTTTAATTCCAACAAACAAAGCAGACACAAGCACATTGACTGTTCGTGTTCAAAATTCTAAAACAGACACCACAGGCTTTACTGATGTCTGGCAAAGGTCTGTGAATGTTACAGACTCTACAAATGAAACTAAAGTCTACTATCTACAACAAAATCAAGACGGAAAGTATGAAGTATACTTTGGTGATGGCATCATTAGCAAATCACTAAGCAGTGGCAATCTTGTTATTCTACAATATCTAGTAACAAGCGGCCCAAACGCTAACGGTGCAGGTAAGTCTGATGCTGTTGGTTCAAGAACGTTTAGTTTTCAAGGTAATCTAGAAGCAACTGCAACCGTGAAAGTTGTTTCTTCTGCTTCAGGTGGTTCACTCTCAGAAAGCATTGAGTCGATTCGCTTCAACGCCCCAAAGATGTATCAAACACAAAATCGTGCCGTGACATCAGAAGACTATCAGGCAATTCTTCGACAAGAGTACGGTGACATTGAATCTGTATTTGTTTGGGGTGGTGAAGAAAATGATCCTCCTGAGTATGGTAAAGTTTTCATCGCTGTAAAACCAATTTCAGGAAATGAACTTACAGTCACCGAAAAGGAATCTATCGCAAGAAAAGTTGTTGATGGTAAAAACATTATTGGTATTATTCCTGTTGTCGTAGATCCTGATACACGTTATCTTATTGTTGATACGACTGTGTACTACGATCAAAACAAAACAGTTAAAAGTTCAGATAGTATCAAAGAGTTGGTTCGAAGCAAGATTGTAAATTATGGAAACAATACACTTGAAAAGTTTGGTCGTGGTTTTAGATACTCTTCTTTTGTGAAGGATATTGACTCTGCTGATGTGAGTGTTTTGAGCAACAATACAACCATCAAGGTACAGAAAAGACTATCACCAACACTCAATTCAACCGCGTCTTACACAGTTGACTTTACAACCAGATTGCACCACCCACATGCTGGTCACGCTTCAATCTTAGAGTCAACCTCATTCACATACTACGACAGTGAAACATTGTCCAACAAAACTTCTTTCTTAGATGATGACGGCAATGGCAATGTTCGTATTTACTACTTAGATGGTTCTACCAAAAAATACATTACTGAGTCTTTAGGAACAATAAACTACACGACAGGTAAAATTGAATTGGTAAACTTTACGCCCGTGTCGATCACATCTGGTGATGCGTTTATCAAAATTACTGTGTTGCCTGGCGATCCAGCAGGTGCGACAGACATCAAATCTGTTCGTGATCAAATTCTCACAATCGACAGTACAGACAGCACAGCGATTACGATTAATGTGTCGCAAGATATTCTAGATCGTGACTACACAAACACAGGCGTCAGCCTGAGTGCGACCACGACACAATCAACAACAACTACACAAACTTCTCAAACAGAAACGAATATTTCTTCCGGCGGATCATACTATTAATGTCTAGACCATTAGTATCACCATCAATACCAAACCAGTTGCCTGGTTTTTTCAAGGTAGATCACCCTACCTTTGTTTCGTTTTTAGAAGCGTATTACGAGTTCTTGGAGCAAAGCAATCCGAAAGCACCAACAGACTTTGCTGATATTGAAGATCTCGATGAAACACTTGAAACATTCATAGAAGATTTTAGAAAACAATACCTTGCTGATTTTCCCGAAAGTTTGGTTCTTGATGAGAAGAGTGGTAACCCTGTAAACAAAAGAAAACTTATCAAGAACATTGATCAATTCTATCGCTCAAAGGGTACACCAAAAGCAGTCAAGTTTTTGATTCGTGTTTTGCTAGATGCAAATGTTGACATCTATGAGCCATCAAGAGATGTCTTTCGTCTTTCGGATGGTAAGTACATTCAAAACAAATCAATACGAACAACGACCACACAAGGGTCAAGTCTTTTCAATTCACCAGGTCAAGAAATTATTCAGCGTGACAACACAGGTGGAATTACCACGAGAGCAAAAGTTCAAACAGTAAACTTTTTTGATACATCAACAGGTAAAGTTGCAGAGTTTTTTATCAAAGACATCAACGGCACTGGCTTTGTTGCAAACGAGCCTGTAGAATTTGAAGATTCTTCTGGTAACAGAATTGTTGAAAATCAAATATTCTCAGTAGTAAAAACTATAACGGTAGATACAAACAACGCAGGAACAAACTACGAAGTTGGTGACAAAGTTATTTTCGAAACTGTTTCGGGTGATAATGGTCAAAACGCAGAGGCCTCTATTTCTGAAATCGGAAGCAATGGAGAGATAAAGAAAATACGAATTGATAATTTCGGTTTCAATTACAATTCAAATCCAAATATTACAAAGGTTGAATCTGTTTTTGGAACAGGTGGTGTTACTGGGATTACAACTACTATAGGATCTTTGTGTGAGTATCCAGGATACTATTCTTCTAATGATGGTCTTATCTCAACCAATAAAAGAGTTCAAGACAACAAGTTCTATCAAAACTTTTCTTACGTTGTTCGTACAGAAGCCACCATTGACAAGTATCGTGATGCGTTGTTGAAGATTGCTCACCCAGCAGGTTTTGGTTTCTTTGGTCAAGTTCGTTTTATTCGAAGTGTTTCGTCTGAAGTACCACACCATAATGTTGCCTTTGTAATACGAAACAAACTTATAGGCAACTTTGCACCATACACCAACAACACAAAAGACAATCTTCGTGATTGGTTTAGAACAAGCGTAGATGGTGCTACACAAGGCTACGATCCTGCAATTCACGGAAGAGCAATTACGACTGATTCTGGTGCAGTCAACGATCAATTCGGAACACCACTTACTGGCAACCCAATATCAGCAGAAATCTTTTTTGAAGAGTATGGTATCTCAACAGACCCACTGTCTGGTCCTGGTTACGGTTCGTTCTCAGATCCTTTCTACATCATCGAGACACACCCAAATGTTGAGTTAGATCAACAAGTTGTAAACGGTAGAGTTTCTTCTTCATTCAAGAATCAAGTCTACAACGAATCAAATCCAGACGGCACAACGGGTTGGAAAGAATTTCAAAGTGTCTATGGGCCGAGTGGTGTTGCAGGACTCTCAAACGGTTCTGATAATTGGTACAATGCCTTTACTGGCGACAACGCATTTGTTTCTCTGAAATATTTCAAAGGCGAGACAGAGATGAGAAAAATCTTTATTCGTTCGTTGCTTGAAGGAACAGGTAGAGTTCCAACGTTTGATTCTCGTAGATCTGATGGCTATTCTACGACATAAATACAATAGTTTGGAGAAAATAAATGGTAGTTTCAGATCCATTTCGACAGGGTTATAGACATTTCTTAAACGGTATTCATTACGACAAGTATCAATTCTTGTCAAATGAGTATTGGTTTTTAGGTATTGGTAAGTCAACACCTTGGCGTGATTCTTTTAACAACAACGTAGATAATTCTCCACCAACAAACACAGACTCAGTTCAATCAAAAATTGACTTTAGCAGAAACATGTTGGCTGCTAAAAGAATATTCCCTGGCGATATCTCGATGATCGTTCCGAGAATCAATTGGGAAGCAAATACAGTCTACACTCAGTTCGACGATCAGGTTGACCTTTTTGATGATGTGAACCCAGCAAACTTTTACGTTTTGGTTGAGAACAGAAGAGTTTACAAGTGCATCTTCAATAACAACGATTCGCAAAGTATAGTTGCCCCGACTCATACAGACGCAACAATTCGTGAGTTGTCTGATGGCTACAAGTGGAAATTTTTGTTCACTCTCACAGAGGACAACGAAGAAAACTTCTTGACAGATGACTTTATTCCTGTCGAGTATCTAAATGATCGACCGACAAATACTACGAAACTTCTACAATACAATGTTCAACAAGCATCTGTTGATGGTGCCATTGATCATGTTGAGATTGTTTCTGTTGGTGCTACTTTTGTCAATGGTATTCCTGCGGGTAGCGATAGCAACTTCTTCACCACAAATGTTACTGCTGATGTAGGCACAACAGGTATTATCAAATCAGAGTTGTCATCGATTGATGCTGCAAAGATTGTAGACTTCTCTGTGAAGATTGATTCTGGTCAAGGTTCTGGACAGCAAAGAAGAATTGTCTCTGCTACACAGGTTGATTCTTCTAGTGTTCAGATTACAGTTGATCGAACATTTGATGTTGGGCTCAGTTCTTCAAGTTCTAAGTTTTCTCTAGTACCCACTGTTGTTGTTCGTGGTGATGGATCGTCGAAGAGCAACACTCTCAACACGAAGAACCCTCATGCAGAGTTTAGTGTTCTTCTCACCTCATCGAAGAGAATTGATAAGATTCAAATTCTAGATGCTGGTCAAAACTACAACTATGCAAAACTTGAAGTTCTACCAAAAGACCCTGGTGCTGATTCTACCAATCAAAGTGCATCTCTTCGACCAATCATATCACCAAAGGGTGGTCATGGTTCTAACGTACCTGAAGAACTTGGTGCATCTAAAATCATTCTTTCAAAATCATTCATTTCATCTGAGTCTTCAAAACTTGATGTAAGCAATGAATTTAGACAGTTTGGTATCATTAGAAATCCAGAACTCAACAATCGAAGATTTACACTTTCACTTCTAAGCCCTACAATTGCAACAGACTTTACGGTTGGTGAAACTGCACAACAAGGATTTACTTCTGCTGCTGGTGTCACGGCATTCAGTCTCGTTCGAGGCACAGTGGCCTCTTTCTCGAAGAGTGCTGTTACTGGATGCTCTGAAGTTGTTGTTAATAGCATCTCAGCCCTTACTGCTGCAACTGCATCTGGTTATGGTTTGACATTCCAACCAAACGGCGTTCTCTTGGCAAACGATGGTGCAACAGCAACAATCATCGATGTTCGTGAAAACAAATTTGCAGGAACAGAAAAATCTGATCTTCTCATTCTAACACTTTTACCTACTGGTCTTTCTTCTGCATTTACAAAGACAAGTTTCATTACAGGTCATCATGTCTTTGGTGATGGCAATACACTAACAGCAGACTCATTTAGAGAGCCACTGTCGAGATCGTATGCTTCTGGTAAGATTGACAGTTGGGTTGTGGATCCTGGACTAAACACTGGCGATTTGAGACTGAAGAATGTTTCTGGCACATTCACCAAAGATGAAAATCTCAGTCAGTTCGATTTCGACTTCACAGACAAAATTCTGAACAAGGCAAGAATTCAAAAGATTTCAACAGGAACAGTTGATTCACAAGTTCTATATGATCAGAGAAGAGTGCTAAATATAACTGGCGATGGTTCTAATCTGACGATTAATTCTTTCGCCGCAGACGCTTCGTTGACATTTGCCGATCACACAGGAACAACATCGTCGATTGTAGCAGAAGCAGACATTGTTGAATATAACTTTACTGGCGGAACACTCACACTCACAAATCTCTTCAACAATCCAGTTGTAGACCACTTGTTCAAGTCATCAGACAGCACACCCATCGACGTTAAAGTTACAGGCGTCACGCACGAACAAGAGTTGAAAAACGTATCAAGGAATGTTGAATACATTCAAAACGTAAGACCAATCAGTAGAAACTTAGAGCAAACAGAAGATACAAGAATTATTCTTGGTTTCTAATCGGAGAAAAAAATGGCATATGACCCAAGCCTGTTTAATGTAAACCCCTACTACGATGACTTTGACGAAGACAAAAAGTTTCTTCGTGTATTGTTTCGTCCAGGTTTTGGTTTGCAAGCAAGAGAGTTGACACAAGTTCAAACAATTCTACAAACACAAGTTCAGAGATTTGGCGATCACATCTTTGAAAATGGCTCAAAGGTTGTTGGTTGTGAAGTTAGTGATCAAGACGTAAACTTTCTCCGTGTTTCGAACATCACAGGTACTTCTAGCATAACTTCCGCCTTTGAAGATGCTACTATCTTCAATCACACAGGGGCCACAGCACAAAAGGCTAAGGTCATCAAAGTTCTTGAAGCAACAACTTCTGACAACTTCAGCATTCTTTTTTACAAGGAACTAAATGGCAATACAGGAGCCCACGGTGCTGCTGGCTTTACAACAAACAATGTTTTGACTGCAACTGCTTCGAACGATAGCACACAAACAGTTCAGTTTACAATTACAGGCCACGTTGCATCTGGCCCAACTGTTACAGGAACATCAATCGGTACTGCAAAACTTGTTGGTACAAATCAAGGTATTCGTTATGTAGATGGTTACTTTGTCAAGACTGATCAACAACAAATACCTTTGTTCTTGAATGATACATCATCTGTTCGTGTCTTTGATGATCTCACAACAAAAGTTGGTTACAACATCAACAAAACAATTGTTTCAAGCACAGATGATTCATCACTGAATGATCCTGCAAATGGTTTCTTCAACTTCTCGGCACCAGGTGCAGATCGTTTCAAGATTGATCTGGATCTTTCGAATATTAGTTTTGATCCAAACAGTAGCGGAACAACAGGTCCAGAATCAAACTTTATTGAAATCTATCGTCTTGAAAATGATGTCGTAACAAAGAGAGAAAAGTACCCTGACTACTCTTTCATTCTTGATACGCTTGCAAGAAGAACTTATGACGAGTCTGGAAACTATTCGATTCGTGACTTTGATTTGAACATCACAGGTGGTGATCCAACATCTCTTACAGCAAGCCTCGGTTCGGGTAAAGCATACGTTCTTGGTTATGAGATTGAAACAATCTCACCAACAAATCTAAAACTGAACAAGGCTCAGTCAACTGCTGTTCTTGCGGATGACAGTCAGATTGAAACAAACATGGGCAATTATGCCGTTGTCACATTCCCGACTGGTGCAACTGTTACATCTTTCGGTGAATCATTCGATCTAGAAACTCATCCAACAGTTATTCTTGCAACAGGCAACGATCTATCCGTAGGAACTGCCAGCACAAGTGTTACCGGTGCAGCAGGATTTGCTAGAATTAGACAGATCGGTGTTGAAGACTCGTCTGCTGCACCACCTAAGTATAGAGCCTATCTGTACGATATTAAAATGAATTCTGGAGCCTACTCTGATGTTACACACATCTTTAGAGAAGGTGGTGGAGCAACTGCACCAATCTTCTCTCTAACTGGCTCGACAGGCAATCTTACAGCAACAGATCAAAACAATCTTATCTTTGAAGTTCCCAATGTTGAAGCGATGAAAAATGTCACCGACATGGAAATTCACTTTAAGAGAACAAGATACTTTACCAATCTTGTTGCTGGTGAAAAAACATTTACCAGAGGTGATTTTGGTATAAACAACTCTGGAACAAATGTTGTTTTTGCTGGGTCAAACACATACACAGCAATACCAAACAACACGGTTACTGTTGCCTTTGAACGAGATGGTGTCGTTCTCGATGGTCAAGCAAGAACACAAAACTCTTCTACAGAGGCTCAAATTGATCTGACCGATACAGGCATTACGTCTGCATATGTCACCGCAAATCTTAAGATTCAATCCACAACACCGATTAGAACAAAAACACTAACCACAAAAACACTAAGTAATCAGCGTCTAGAAGCAGGCACAACCGGTGCACAATTCCAATATTTTGATGGTGATGTTGATGTCTTTGATATCGTTTCGGTCACAGGTCAAACTGCTGCGGGTGTTGATTTCAGTGTCACGGACTTCTTTAATCTAGAAACAGGTCAAAGAGACAACATGTACGATTGGTCGAAGTATGTTCTTAAAGATCAACACAACGCATTGGGTCTGACTGCGATTGACATCACCTATCGTTTCTTTGAAAGAAGTGGCAATGAAGGTCCGTTTATTGTCAACTCTTACTCTGGTCTTTCAACAAGTGGCATTCCAGAATACACAAGCCCCAACACAGGCAAAACTGTTTCTCTTGCAAATGTTGTTGACTTTAGACCAGATCGTGACGGATCTACATTCTCGTTTGGTGATGGACCGACATCTTCTGGTATCACAGGAACTGCCGATGATGCACAGGCAATTATTCCAACAAGAGAAATTTCTACTTCTACTATTGAGGGTAGTTTCTATCTGCCAAGAATCGACAAGATTGTACTTTCAAAAGATCGAAACTTCAAAGTAGTAGAGGGTGTGCCTTCTATCAATCCTCAAGAACCATCAGATCTGCCTGATGCGATGACATTGTACACAGTTCAGTTGAACGCAGATACGAAAAATGGTTCTGATCTTGACATTGATAAGCAAGAAAACAGAAGATACACAATGCGTGATATCGGCGAGATTGAAAGAAGAGTTGAGAATTTAGAGTATCTTACAAGAGTTTCGTTCGAAGAACAAGATGCTCTCGGATCAATTGTTATCGGTCCCGATGGCACTGAACAGTTTAAGAATGGTGTTCTAGTTGACTCGTTCGAAGGTCACAGCATTGGTGATGTGACTAATCAATTCTACAAAGCAGCAATTGATTTTGATGAAGGTGAGTTGCGTCCTACATTCGAAAGTCGAAACGTAGAGTTTACCCCCGATCCAAACTACACTGCTGGTATCACAAACTCTGGTTCGTTGTTGACTCTGAATTACACAACAGAAAAATACATCAACCAAATTTTTGCAAACACCGACACACTTATTAATCCTCTTGCCAATATCAACTTTATTGGAACTATGGAACTTTCACCTTCGAGTGATATCTGGTACGACGAATCAAAGAGACCAGAAGTCATAACAAATCGTGAGGGTCAAAACGATGCCTGGTTAGCAACAACTGCGAGACTAGGTTTCGGAACAAGATATGACGACTGGGCTTCAACATGGTTCGGAAGAAACCCCTTCAAAAGAAAAAGACTGAGACCCAGACTTCTTTTCTCTGGTTTACTATCGAGAAAACAAATTGGTTCTCTGAGTTCGAAGAAAGCATTCAAGACCTTTAAGAGACTTAGAGGTAAGTATGCACCAGGAACAATCGTTGACATTATTCTTGGTAGAAGAATTGAGAAAGATGTTCTTCGCTTCATTCGACCCAAGACCATTACAATTGAAGTGAAGGGTATGAAACCAAACACGGTTGTCTTCCCATTCTTTGATAGCAAAAATGTTTCTGCTAACTGCACACCTGCCAGTGGCTCGCTAGGAGATCCTATTGTTACTGATGCTAACGGTGCCGTGTCTCTTACCTTTGCTATTCCTTCTGGTACTTTCAAGCAAGGCAAGTTGCTGTTCCGCTTGATCGATGACAGTTCAAATGTTTCAACCAATGCAACAACTGTTGCCGAAAAACTTTATGTTGTACAAGGCTATCTCAACAATCAAGAAGCAAACATTCTTTCCACAAGAGAAATTGACTTCCAAAGAGAGACAGTTAAAGACGAAAGAATTTTTGAAGATGCGAAGAGCAAAGACAGCACAAGACCTGGTCTGAATGATCCTCTATCACAAGTCTTTAGCGTTTCATCTTACAGTTATCCATCTGGTCTGTTCTTAGACAGCGTTGATCTTTACTTCAGAGAGAAGGGAACAGAATTGCCTGTCACGGTTCAAATCAGACCGATGGTAAATGGTTTCCCAAGTCCATCAAAAGTTCTTCCTTTTGCAACATCTACTGTGAACGCTTCGTCAATTACAACAACCGCAACGGTGGATCCTGCTTCACCCACAAACTTCAAGTTTGATTCGCCTGTGTATCTATCGCCTGGTGATTACTGTATTGTTGTTCAAGCGAATGACACGAAACACAAACTGTGGGTCGGTGAAGAAGGTTCGTTCAGAATCAATACAACAAATCAAATCATCTCGAAGCAGCCATACGTTGGTGGTTTGTTCGAATCGCAAAACTCTAGTGCAAGAGAAGAAAACAAAATCAAGTCTCTCGCATTCAGATTGAACAAGTGTAAGTTTACAGGTCGAAGCGAGTCTGAAGGCAACAGACTGGTTACTCTACAGTCAAATACTCTAAACACAGACTATGGAACAACAACACTGCTTGGTCACAAGTATCATATCAACACATCAGAACTTGAGTTGCCATCAACCACTATTTCTTACCAACAGAAAACTAAGAAGACTGCTGGTGGTAGTTTTGAGACTCCTGAAAACACAGAAGTAAACGAAACAATTAAATTCTCAGATCGGTTGAAGAGAGAGGCTAATCCTTCTTCTGCAAATGAGATTCAAGTTTTGGCAACATTGTCTTCTGATAGTGACGATGTTTCTCCTGTAATTGATTTAGATCGTTTCAATATGATCTTTATTGAAAACGTAATTAATGCACAACAAGACAAAATTGATCTAGAAAAACTTGCCTCGCCTATTGGGGCTACATCAAGTGAACTTCCTCTTGTTCGATACATAACAAGACAAGTGAATCTTGAGCCTGGCTTCGAGTCTACTGATCTGAAAGTTGTTCTCGAACAACACAGACCAAACACAACATCAAACATTTTTGTTCTCGCAAAAGTTCTTGGTGATGACAGTAGCAATTTCGATGATCAGCCATTCATCAAGATGAACGCGGCGACTGCTCAAGCCTCAACGATTCAGGGCGAAGATGAGTTTATCAGTGTGGACTATACGTTGACTGCTGGAACAATTACTGGCAACAACTATCCGTTTGATAAGTTTGCTGTGAAAGTTGTCATGTATGACACAACAGATTCGACTGATGTTCCTAAAGTCAAGAATCTTTCTGCAATCGCGTTTGGAACGGTATCTTGAGTGTGCCTCCTAAAGTCGAAATTGAAGATAGCGATTACGTTCGTGATACAAAAAGCAAAGCGATACTTGCTACCAATCTTGACGAGAAGAAGAGATTTCTTTTGAGACAGAAAGAAAAGCAAAAAGTTTTAGCCATGGAACAAGATATAAATAACATCAAGAGCGATCTATCGGAAATAAAAGATTTGCTCGCAAAGTTGATTGAGAAATAAACATGCCAACATCTGATCTATTAAGTCCAGCACTAAGCAACCTACTGTTATCTGATACGTTCAACGAGTGGTTGAATCGTACCAACAGTACAATCGACTACCTAAGTCCGCTTAACCTTTATGATGTCAAGGCTGCAACTGCTTCTGGCATCACCGAGGGAAGACCAGCACCATACCCTCTTTCTACTGGTATCGTGACTCTTACCTTGAATCATAAGGGTGGTCAGCAAGGCATCTCTGCAAATAGCGACGGTCTACTTGGTCTTGATTTTAGAGGAATGAATGATCTAGGTGACGATATTGCTAATGATGATCTTGTGGCAGTTTTCGATGCAAACGCTGGTGTAACTAAAAAGGTTATTGCGTCTAAACTTCTTGCTCCTGAGATTTCAGGTAACCACACCTTTCAAAACAACGTCACGATTAGTGGCAATCTCACTGTCAACGGAACACAAACAACACTCAACTCACAAGATCTTCGCACAGAAGATGAACAAATTGAAATCGCTTTTCAAAATGAGGTTTCATTTCAACTCACAGCCGGACCATCAAATCTTACTGCTGGAACTCTGACCGTAGGACAGACAGCGTTTTATGCTGATGCCTTTGCAGATGCAAAAGTTAATACCGCAGAGGCCATTGGTTTTGTTAAGTCATACTCAATCTCAGTTGGTGATGGCGGCACTGCTGCAACTGCAAACGTTGTCATGCACGGCCCGTTTGCCACTGGTGGCCCATCTGAATTCCAAAACGGAGGTTTCCTAAACGTAAGTAATGTTGGTTCTGCGGCTGGTCTGACATACACAATCAACAACACACCAGTTGGTGCGAGTGGTTTCCCAAGTGATGATGGCTACTTGAATCCTCCTGGTATCGTAATCAAAGGTTCTGATAGTGACAAGAAAATTCTTTGGTACAATAGCCCAAACTCATTCTTAGTAAACACCAATCTGGGTGTTACTGCTTCTGGTGCAATCAAAGGTGCAGTATTTGACTCGAAAGAAACATCTCTTTACGGAACACTTGCAAACAACTTTATCTTCAAATCAGACAAAGGCTCGAACACAGTATTCTCAATTGCTGAAAGTATGACAGGCAATGTTTTCAGTGCAACTCTTGGTACTGGAGGTTCAGACGGAACAGTAAACGAACTTACATTTAGTTTCGGTCTTTCTGGTCCAACAGGAGCAAAAGACGCTGCATCGTTTAGATTCTTAGGTGGCTCTGGTGCGAGTGGTCAGCAACTATCTAATATTCCAAATTCGATGTTTGCTGAAAACTTCAACGCAGATCAACTTGATGGTGCTCACGGATCTATTACTGCTGGTGCATATAAGATTCCCATTGCAGGTGCAAATGGTATCATTAATGAAGATTGGCTAGACAACTCAAATACACAAAGAACATTCACAGTTGTTGGTCATGGCCTTGCAGTTGGTGAAGCAGTTCGAATTCGTTCTGCAACAGGAGGTCTTACATCTGCAATTGCAACAACACCAGCAGAAGCAGAAGCAATTGGTATAGTTTCTGCAATCGACGGAAACGATGTTAGTGTTGTTCAATCTGGTTTCATTAGCGGTCTTGAGTCTAGTACAAAGATTCAATCGATAACAGGTGGAGAAGTCTTCTTCTTGTCAAGAACAATCACGGGCGGACTTACAACATCACCACCTTCATATGTTGAGGGTAGCAACCTTGTGCAGAAGCCAATGTTTATTGGTTTCGGCAATGGTTCTGGTTATGTTCTACCATATATCGGTCAACAGGTGCAACAAGCGACTGATGAGTTGTATCTGCAAGGTATAATTCCTGTCGGAACAATTTACCCATACACCGGTAGTGTTTTACCAAACACCGACTTTTTGTTCTGTAATGGTAATCTCAAGAAAAGAAATGACTTCCCCGATCTTGCCGATATCGTAGGTGACACATACAGCATCACAGATATTCTATTCACGAGAACAGATGCAGACAATGGTAGTATATCTCTTACAGGTGGCACAAGAGGTATTCTTACCTTTGCATCTGATAATGATCTTGGTAGACTGATTCTCAAAGACTCTGGTGGTGTCACCGCAGCGGTAGATGTTACACAAGTAAATGAGTCAACTAAAGTAATCACCTTTACAAGATCTTCTGGTACACTACCAACCTCGACTGGATCTGTGACCCTACAATCAAGTGCGAGTGACAATACAAACTTCTTCTTGCCCGACCTGAGAAACAGAAGTGCAATTGGTATTGGGCAGAATGATACTAACTCTCTAGTAAGAATTCTTGGTGAGCAAGGTGGTTCAGACAATAGTG